CCACGTGCGAGGGTTATTTAATGCCCGAAAATTTCGCCTCGCGTGCTTCGCACGCTCGGGGATAAGGCGCTTACGCGCCTTCTTCGGGCGCACAAAGGTGTCGCTAACGCGACCCCAGTGCTTTAAACCGCCTGCGGCGGATGTATACACTATCACTTCTAATTTTTTTCACATCATATGAAGTCAGTATTTTATACTACTTTCAAACATAGGGTGTTCGGTTTACTATAGTTGAACGGGTTAGTATATATGTAACCGTAAACGAGCGTGAAGTAAATAGCGAGTTTCTCGGAGCGCTTATTGCGCTCCTCGTTTAGGGGGTAGTGAGGCGCCTAGAGGCGCCGAACGAAGGGGGATCTTTATGGAGGTTATATATGGGGTTTAAAGAAGGCGTTGAGCACCATAGTGTTATAGCACTCCGTGAGGCTAAGGCCAAGGTTATTGATTATGCTAGGCAAGGTCTATCCATTCAGGATGCTATTGTCAGGGCTGGTCGCAAGCCTGATGTCCTGAAGGACTGGAAGAAAGACTCTAAGTTCATGGCTGAACTAGAGAAGGCTAAGGATGAAGGCCAGAGAGCCCTATCCATAGTTTCAGGTGATGCTAAGTTTAAGATTGGCTTTGAGGAGTTCTCAAGGGAGTTCCTAGATAGCCCAATCTTCCCACACCACCAGAACTGGATTGATATCCTTGAGGGACGTCAGCCATCTTGGTTGCATGATGCCATGGTTTATGAGCCAGCCTCTCCTAAGCGCCTACTGATTAACGTGCCACCTGAGCATGCTAAGTCTACAGTCATCACAGTCAACTACTGTGTATATCGGATCGCGATGAATCCGAATGTTAAAATTACTATTGTCTCCAAAACCCAAGAGCGTGCTAAAGAGTATCTATACTCAATCAAGCAGCGCCTCAATCATGAACGCTGGTCTAAGATGCAAGCCATCTATGGAAGCGCTGGTGGTTGGAAAGAGGACTCAGACTCTTGGAAGGCTGACCGCATCTATGTGGCTCGTGACTCTACCGAAAAGGATCCTACTGTACAGGCTCTAGGTATCGGTGGTCAAATCACTGGTGCTCGTTCAGATCTAATTATCCTTGATGACGTTGTGACTACTACCAACGCTCATGAATGGGAGAAGCAACTACTCTGGCTACAGCGAGAAGTTATTACTCGTCTTGGTGATGCTGGTAAGTTGCTTATTGTAGGAACACGTATTGCAGCAAATGATCTTTATCGAGAGATACGTAATCCTGAGCATTGGTCTAGTGGCAAGACACCGTTCACCTATATGAATATGCCAGCAGTACTTGAGTTTGCAGATGACCCTGAGAAGTGGGTTACATTATGGCCTAAGTCCCATATACCTTGGGAGGGCTCTGAGGAAGAGGTTCAACCTGATGAAAATGGGTTATACCCAAAATGGGATGGTCCCGCGCTATTTAGGCGCCGAAGTGAAGTTTCAGCCTCTGCCTGGGCTTTGGTATATCAACAGCAAGACATACAAGAAGACTCTATTTTTCCACCTGGATGTGTTCAAGGCTCCATCAATGGGATGCGTAAACGCGGGCCGTTAAAGCCAGGCGCAGCAGGACATCCTAAAGAACCAGGTTCATACTACACCATCATGGGCTTAGACCCAGCGATGAGCGGTAGGACAGCAGCAGTAGTTATGACTGTAGATCGCATGACGCGTAAACGGTACATACTAGATGTTGAGAATATGAAAGACCCAACTCCTGCTAAGATACAAGAGTTAATTGAGGACTGGTGTACTAAGTACAATCCTCAAGAACTAAGAATTGAGACTAATGCGCATCAGAAGGCTTACGCCTTAGACGCAGATCTAAACTCATATCTAGCCTCTCGAGGCATTAGATTCTCAAGTCAATTCACAGGTAAGAACAAGTGGGACACATCTTTTGGTGTAGCCGCGATGTCTGGTCTATTTGGCACTATGCGAAATAACCTACATCAAGATAATAACCTTATAGAACTTCCCTCACAAGAAGGTTCTGAAGGTATCAAGGCTCTAATACAGCAATTGATTACTTGGAAACCTGATACTCGTGGTCCTACAGACTGCGTGATGGCTTTATGGTTCTGTGAACTAAGAGCAAGAGAAATAGTTAATAACGGAAATATTAATCAGACCCATATTAAAAATAGATGGGCTACCCGTAAACAGATTGATAATCGCTTTACTGTAAATGTAAGTGATTACGAGATGTCTTCATACGAATAGGAAACTAATGTCAGTTAATATTGAGGCTATCGCGCAACGCGTTGATAATCTAAAACTACGCCATGCGTCTAGAGATGCTCGTATGTCAGATATCCTTGCTGTCCGCAAGGGTAGAATGACAGAGGTATTCCCTGATCTATTCCCAGAGGGAATGAACTCAGCCATGGTTGCCAACTTCGTAGATGTTGCAGCCCGTGACTTAGCAGAGGTACTTGCTCCTCTTCCATCTTTTAACTGCTCAACAACCAATACTACTTCAGATCGTGCTAGAGCATTTGCTGACAAGCGCGGTATGATTGCTAATAACTATGTTTACCAATCACGTCTACAATCACAAATGTACTGGGGCGCTGATTGGTATTTCACTTATGGTTTCTTACCTATCCATGTTGAATTAGATTTTGAAACACAACTTCCTCGTATTCGAGTAGAAGACCCAATTGGTGCATATCCTGAGTTTGATAGATTTGGCCGTTGTATATCATATGCTAAACGCTATATGAAAACACTTGGAGAGTTAGCAAATGAGTATCCTGAATATGCTGGTGCAATACTTGGTCAACTTGGCTACAATCAAAATACCAACTCTGTTGTGGAACTTATCCGCTACACAGATAGAAATAACATTGTTCTTTACGTACCTAGTCGTGGCAACTTAATATTAAACGAAGCAAAAAATCCTGTAGGCAAAATGCTTACATTTGTTGCTCGTAAGCCTGGCATTGATGATGAACCACGCGGACAATTTGATGATGTTTTATACGTACAATTAGCAAGAGCACGTTTTGCTAATCTAGGTATGGAAGCAGCAGAGAAGGCTATTCAAGCCCCTCTAGTTGTTCCTACCGATGTAGTAGATTTGCCTATGGGTCCTGATGCGATTATTCGCACAGCCCAACCGCAAGGCGTAGGTCGAGTAAGACTCGATATACCTAACGCTGCCTTCCAAGAACAACAAGCGCTTCAATCTGAAATGCGTCTTGGTGCTCGTTATCCTGAAGGTAGATCTGGAACAATCGACGCTAGTGTTATCACTGGTCAAGGTGTTCAAGCGCTATTAGGAGCATTTGATTCTCAGATCAAGGCTGGGCAAACGATTCTCGCTGAAACTTTTGAGGAAGTTATTAAGACTTGCTTTGAAGTTGACGAGATGGTGTTTAATACAGAGAAATCAGTTAGAGGTGTCGCACAGGGTACTCCGTACGAGTTAAAGTACACACCAAGCAAAGACATCAAGGGCGACTCTTCAATTGAAGTACGCTATGGATTGATGGCTGGTCTTGACCCATCACGCGCTCTAATTTTCTCTCTGCAAGCACTAGGTGCTGAATTAGTATCTAAAGACTTCATCCGTAGAGAACTTCCTTGGTCCGTTAACGTTACTTTGGAAGAACAACGAATTGAAATTGAAAAGATGCGTTCTAATTTGACCGCTGCTATAACAGCAACTGCGCAAGCAATTCCTGCTATGGCTGCTCAAGGACAAGATCCATCACCAATGATTAAAAATATTGCTGATGTTATTACGCGTACACGTAACGGGGAGAGCATAGAGAATGCTGCGTTAGCCGTGTTTACTCCTCCTGCACCTACTCCGCAGGAGCAACAAATGGCACAGGCGCAGTCTGGAATGATTCCACCAGGTTCACAAGCCCCAGTAGAGCAGGCTCCCCTGTCCCCAGCCACTCCTGGATTCGCTTCTGGTGGAATCCCACAACAAGGCGCACCAGATTTAATGACAATTTTGGCAGGTTTACAAGGACAAGCATAACTAAGTAGGGGACAATGACAGCAATAGTTGGTATTCAGGGTAAAGGTTGGGCTGTCTTAGCAGCAGATTCAATGACAACTTACACAGATAGACCTTATGTGGCTAAAGGTTGTGACAAGATAGTCAAAGTTGGTGAGTATTTAGTAGCAGTAGCAGGTGATGCAACTGCAGGTGATGTGCTTTATAACTTATGGCAACCACCTAAGGTAGTAAAAACACAAGATCCAGATCGTTTTGTAATGATTAGAGTTCTTCCCTCTATAAGACAAGTTCTTGCAGAGGCTGGTTATGACCCAAATCCAGCAAATAAGAAAGATGATGATGCTGGTTGGGATGCTTTAATATGTTTTAATGGAAAGATATATCAAATCTCTGATGATTTTGGTTATATGAGAGATGATAAAGGCTTGTATGGCATTGGTTCTGGTGGATCATTTGCTTTAGGAGCCCTTGCTGCTATGGAAAGTGAATTAAAAGTTCATGCCAAGGCTGCAAGTTCCGCAAAGAAAGCAATTAATATTGCTATTCAGTACAATATTTGGTGTGGCGGGACTGTTAATATAAAAACTCAATTCGCAAGATAGGATATTAAATGAAAAACAGAGATGTTGTAAGTGGAGTAGGAAAAGATGCTAAACGCGTTGATCTAAATCCATCAAATTTAGTATCTGAGCGTGTAAAGAAATTACAAAGAGAAGCAAAAGTTCAGAATGCTACTGGCGGAACATATAGCCAGGCTACTCAACTACAGAATATAGCATCAGGTGCATCTACTGAGGTGCCTCAAGTGGCTATGAGTCGTGCTACAGTAAATACTGTTGCTCCTAGAGTAAATGCTTCATTCTTTACTGAGCAAAATCCAAACCCAGGCTTTATTACAGATGGTGCTCCAGGAAATACCCCTGGCCGTAAGCCAGAAGAGTTACCTGCACCTGTTGATGCTCCTGATAATAATGCTCTTATAGCACGTGCTATGTTCATGATGGATCCTACACCTCAAAATCGTAGACTTATGGAATCCTTTATTCAAGAAGGTCGTTAATGGCCGATCCGTTATTAACCTCTTGGACTAAACAAAAGTATACAAGCCTATTTGATGTAGATCCTGTATCAAGTAACTTACCAAATATGGTAAATCAAAAACTTGCAGGTCTAGATCAAACCACAATACAGAATTTTAATTCGCTTGTAAAGATGTTTCCTAATCAAAGCAAAGATTATTTAATTAGTGCTGCTAAGATTGGTCTTAATTCATCTACAAAAGGCATTGAAAAACTATCAGCCAATGATGGTATTGCTCAGTTAAAACAAGATTTAATTAATGTTGATAATATCAAAAGCCAGGCTGATAATGACAAAGGTTTTAGAGAAAGCATCTATGGAGTTTTAAAAGGTGCATCTCGCGTAACATTTGCTACATTACAAGCACCTTATCAGTATCTAACTACAGTTGGTCGCGATCTTTATTCTTTAGGAAAGAAAGATAGTGTTGGTCTTACAGGTGCTTTAAAAAGTATAAACTTAGCAAATATATTCATGGGGGATACAACAAACCTAGGTCAACTTATGCAGGCTACTGCTGGAGTTGTATCTGGTAAAGGACCTATTGATACAGGTTCAGGTTTCTTCATTAACCCTGAAAGTAAAGTAGGCGCTGGACAGGCTAAGGCTATGTCTGCTTATGGCCGTGTAAATGGCAAATCATTTACCCTAGGTCGTGCAGCATTAAACAGTTTAGGTGCAGATCCAAACGGTACACCATATCGTGTAATGTCTGGTATCGTTGATGCTACCCTTTCAATAGGTACTGATCCTTCAATGTGGGTTGGTCCTGGTTCTGTAACCAAGATTATTAAGGGTGGAAAAGAACTTGCTGCAGCAAAAGGTGCTGCTCAAGCAGTTCTTGATGAAGCAAATGTTGCTAAGATAAATGAAATTAAAAATCTTACAAAAGAAGAAAAAGCCTTAATCAAAGAGCGTCATGGCGCTGAAAAGAAGATTCGCCGTACTATAGATAATACCTATATGAAGGCTGATAGAGATTTAACAAAGACTGCTCAATCTAAGAGTAATGCTATTGTCAAGAAATTAGAAAAAGCATTAACATTTAGTGCTGGTCGTGGGGAAAAGGTAGCAGGAGATCCTGATACAGTAGCAGCAATTGCAGATGGAAGCATTGGCGACTTTGTAGTTAAAAGTATTGCTGAGAAAAAGCCTGAAGGTGTAGTTGATTCTATTGCCCAATTAGAGGCAGATTATATCAATACTGGTAAAACATTTACTGGTTTATACCTGGAAGAAGTACCTGAGGCTGGTAAATTACAGTTTGGTGCCTTTGATGGTGGAGAATATATTGTTACTGGTTCTGCAAAAGAACCTTTAGAATTATATGACATTTCACGCACCTATAAAGGTGTCTCAATGGAAGAACGTGGCATTGAGTTAGAGCGTCGTACAAACTTCTGGAATGACTTACAATTAAGATTCCAAGAAGATATATCAGATGAACTAAGAACTGTATTAACTAAATACATTCAAAAGGGTGCTGAGGGCAAAAATGCTATTCAAGCATCTGTTGATGATATTGTTTTTGATGGTGGAACTGAAAGCGTTGCTACCTTAATTGGTAGAGCCGTAGCAACTAAAAACGAAGAATTAATAAACATTGTAGAAGATGCCGTCAAGAATCAATGGCTGGCTGATGGTTATAGCAATATCCGTGCTATTAATGGTGGCATAGGTGGAGTTGTAATAACTAATGGTGCTAAGGTTGGAGCACGTCGAGTAGGCGTTACTGATGTAATAACATCACTTTCTGGTAAAGCAGAAATGAGTACTGCCCTAGGTGCTAAACTAATTGCTTCAGTTAAAGATGCTCAACAAGAAATTTTAGAAGCAAGTACCGCTTTAGAAAATGCTAAGGCTGCTAAAGCAGGACTTGATGGTAAGTTAAAAGAGATTGAGATCTTGCGTGATTATGCTGCACAAGATCCAGAACTAGTTGCTCAAATAATGAATGATCCTGAGAATATTGGGATTGCTAAGTTATTAGATCTAGAGATGGATATTGCAGATACCAAGTACTTAAAAGAGTTTTATAGGTCTGAAGTTGGAATAACTGATGGCTTTGGTGGAGCAGTTAAGGGTGACCTTAATAAGGCTGCTACATATTTGCTAGGAAAGCGCTTTGCTCAGATTGCAGAAATCGTAGCAAATGAGACAGACTTCTCTAGATTACATAGACTATTTGGTCGCAAACTAGATGTTGAAATGACTCAAGAACTAGTTGCTGCTACTAACGCAGATCAAGTAATATCTGTGTTCTTAAAGCATTTAGCAGCACCTACATCTGATCCTAAGATATTCCGTTCTCTTACTTTAAAAGCAGAAGCAGCAAAACTGGCTAATAGTCCAATATTTAAAGTTGTTCCACCAGTTGCCCAGAAAGCAATTGCTCAAGTAGAGCGTATTGAAAAGGGATTTGGTCGTTACTTTACACAGTCTGTAGTATTACCTCTTGATGACATTGATAGACTTGTTAATGGTATGGAAGACTGGATGTCATCTGCTGGAATTCCTGATGAGATTATATCTACTACTATCAATAGAATTACATCTGCTACATCTTTAGAACAACGTTCTGGTATAATATTTGATGAGATTGAAAATGCTCAAGTAGCATTAGCAAACAAGTTATCACCTGGAGATACAGCATTACAAGATGCAGTACGTGAAGCGTTCCGTATTACTGGTAGAGAAAATGCAATTGTTAAGCAATACGTAGCGGAAAGACTTGCTACTGGAGAACTTATATCTCTAGATGGAGTATTGTTAAATGGACAAACAACAACCCACACATTTGCTGGTGACCAGGCTATATTTGAGTATCAATTCCTAGATGACGTAATTAGATTACCTGATACTAGGGATATTAAAAAATTAGTTAGTAAATATAACGATCATAAGATTAAATATGGCACCAAGAACGCATTAGCAGTATTCAATGCTGAAATTGGTGATCGTTGGAGAACTGCTCAACTAGCATTCCGTGTAGCATACATTATGCGTAACATTGGTGAAATGCAATTCCGTCAGTATTTCTCAGGACACGATTCATTATTTAACCACCCACTAGGCTACATAGCCATGATGATGGGTAGTCCAGATGGTGGTAAAGTAAGACAATTACTAGGCAAGGTTTCTAAATATGGAAACGACGTCAAAGGTAATAAACTTGTAGGCAAAGATGCAGAGGTTAATGCTGCTGTATCTGAGGCTATTGAAGAGAACTTTAACTTCCTTGCTAGAAACTATAATTCTGGAGATCCACGTTTTGCTTTCGTAGGTAAAATCTATGAGGCTATAGGTATTGAAAGCGATAAGTACCATTTAGGTTTGGCTAATACATTAATTCGTGCTCATTCAGATAGATTAATTCCTCTTGTAGCAAGACATATGGACGGACAAGAAGATGAATTAGTTCGTCTTGTTATAGAAGGAAAAGGCGAGAAGTTTGCTGGCATTTTAGAAGATTTAGTAAATGGTGGCAGAAATGGTGTTAAAACTGGAGATTTTGCTCAACTGTTTCTAAAAGATAAGACTAAAGTAAATAAAAAGTATAATCTTTCTCCTGAAAATATAATACCTGAAAACGTTAAAATATATTTATTTGATAAAGAATCTACTGGTTCTGTAGCCCGTTATGTAAATAACGTAGTTGGTACTGGTCCTGGATCTGTAAACATGCGTAATCTTTTGGCTGATGGACAAGTAACTGTTAATGGTAAAAACATTAAGATTCCTAGTTATAAAAAAGCAGGAAACATTAACGACTTTGCTGATGAAGATGGTGCATTTAAGACTCTTATAGCCCGTAACTTCCCTAAGGAAGATATGACTGGTTCAACTGTTATATCTACTCGTGACAGGCGATTTGGTCCTCAGCAGACTAAGTATTTGGATGCTGCTGTATCCTGGTTCTTTGATATTGCAACTAAGGTAGAAAACGTTGCTAACTTCTCACCTGAGTTCCGTATGTCATACTGGGATCATGTAGGTCGTTATGTAAATATGATTAACGATGATGCTTTATTAGAGTTAAGAAAGAATGCTATCAAGTCATTAGCACCATTAACCATGAATGGTCGCAACATAAGCATTCGTCGTCATCCTTCTCTACGTGCTATTAATAAAGAGATTGCTGCTCGTAAAAAGGGTAAGTCAGTCAAAGATGGTATTAGTTTAGATACTATGAACTCTATGGCTGCTAAGAAAGCCTCACAATATACAAAAGATTTGTTCTATGATGCTTCAAAACAACGTCAGTATTCAAATGCTGTAAGAGCAATTTTCCCCTTTGCTCAGGCACAATTCAATACTATGTACAAGTGGAGTCAATTACTAAAGGACAATCCTGTACAATTCTACAGACTTGGCCGTGCATATAATTCTTTGACTCAAACTGGTTCTAGCGCAATTTATGATTTAACTGGAACTAAGTATGATGAGAACCAAGGATTCTTTTATAAAGATGAATTTGGTGAGACTCGTTTCCGCTATCCATTAGCAGGTAGCATTATTGGTGCATTGGCTGGCAAGAACATTGATTCAGCCCAAGCATTACAACTTACTGCTCCTGTACAGTCTTTAAACCTTGTATTTGGTGCAGTTAACCCAGCAATCCCTGGCATTGGACCTATGGGTCAGATTGTTTATGGAGCAAGTGGTAAGTCTAAAGCATTTGGTCCTGAGTGGGATGCTATGCGTCAGATTATTTTCCCATTTGGTGAGCCAGAGGGTATTCAAGATTTAGTACTTCCAGCATGGTTAAAGAAATCTTTCTTACTAGCAATCAATAACAATACACAGGTAGAACGTGGTGTTAAAGATTGGGCTGGCTATCTAGCATCTACTGGTGACTATGGAGATAATCCATTAGCAAATGATGCTTCACGAAATCAATTGTTTAATGATGCTCGTGGTCTATCTCGTTGGACAGGTTTGATGACTGCATTCTTCCAGTCTGTTGCTCCTGCAACACCTTCACAAGAGGTATTTGCTAAAGATAAAAACGGTGCTTTAAGAACTCAGACTTTCCTTTACAACGCATATGACCAAATAAGCAAGAAGTATCCTGGTGATTACTTTGGTGCTGTTGGTGAATTTGCTGATACATTTGGTATTAAGAACTTGTTACCAATCCTTGCTGGATCTACACGAAGTGTTCGTGGTACTGGCGATGCTTGGTCATTCTTAAATAAGAATCCAGAAGTTGCAGATAAGTATGCTACAAAAGCGGGAGATATTATCCCTTACTTCTTCCCTGGTGGAGAAGCAGCAACTGCATATTATAACTGGCAAAAGGCTACAGGTCGTCGTCGTAATCTACGTCCTGAAGAGTTAGAACAATACGCTGAAAACATTGTTTATCAAATGGCTAAGTCTCAGATCTCTGAGGAACAAGCAGCCATGGGATACAGCGATGTCTGGTATACAGATGAAGTAATTAAACTAAACGATCAGTTTGGTGGCAGTGCTCCTGTTATGTCAGTTGACATTGGATCTGCTGAAGAGAAGATAGCAAATGTTGGAAAAGCCTTACAGGATCCAGCATTTCAAGATTCTCCTATCTATAGCGAAACTGTTCAATTCTATGCAGCCTATAAAGATCTAGAGAAGTATTTACAAGAAGTAAGAACTACTGCTACCCCACAAATGGGTGCAGGTTTCTGGCTTGCTAAAGAAGAAGCAAAGAAGTTAGATAATTTGGCTACACAATTAATGGTTAACAATCCAGCATTTGCTCGTATGTATTATGGAGTGTTTGCATCAAAACTGAAGGTTGAGGAATAAATTGGCATATAACCAAGGACCACTAACGTCACAGGCGCAACAAGCAACTCAACTTGCTCAAGTACAAGCGAAGGATTCTTTTGAAACCAAATCTCAGGTATATACAAACCCTGCTGCATATTCATATGCTATTGGTAATTATCTTTTAAACTGGAGAAATGAAGCAAGTCCTGCTCCTGGTTTTGCTAATAAACTTGATTATATTCAAGCCCTTCTTCGTGGAAGTGGTGCATCTAAAGATACTACTCCTCGTGGAGTTATTGGTAATGATGATACTAAGGCTATGCAAGAAGTATCTAGAATTGCCCTTCAGAATGGTGTTCCATTCTTAGATACACTAAAAGAATTATACTCAAATAAGAGTCTAGGTAATACAGTAAAGTTTAGCAAGAATATTGCTACATCTATAAAACTATTAGATATTACAGATGCTAAGTCTCAACTATCTAATGCCTACTATCAGGCTTTTGGAGCATATCCTTCACAGGCTCAAATAGATGAATTCCAAAAGGCATATAATACTGAGGCTGAGAAACAAAAGGCTAAGACTGTAACCTCAATGACTACAAAGGGTGATGTTACTAGTTCATTAACCAAAACATTTGGTGAAGGATTTACCGAGGCAGAACAACAACAGTTCCTTGCTAACTACCTTGTTAAGAACTTTGATGTGGCTACTAGTGAAAACCTAGGTGGTCAAGCAAAGGCTCTATACGATCAAATCGTAGGAGTTCATAGAAACAACTTATTGGCTGAACCTGATCTACCTGCCGTAGCCAATGTTATTAAAGACGTATTAAAATCATCAGATGATACTGTTGCTACTCAAAAACTAAATGATTACTTTGCCAAGCAAAGAAGAGTTGCAGCCACTCAATACCTAGGAGTACGAGATCAAGTACTTGCTGGTGATGACGTAATGACTTTCATTTCTCCATTACAACAGGCTTTAAGAAAAACATTTGGACGTACAGTAAATAATGACGACAAACTTATAGTTGCTGCTTTGAACTATAAAGATGATAAAGGAAATTATAGACCTATGAATGAAATAGAGTTAAATAATTTAATTGTTAATGATCCACGTTATGCTACAAGTCCAATGGCTATTCAAGAAGCAGCATCTCTTGGTGAGCGTTTAACTCAGAAGTTAGGTAGATAATGGCCACACCTAAAGCAAATCAACGTGAAGATAGAACCCCTACAAAAGCAAATCCATTATCTTCACTAGGCGTTAATCCATCTGCTGCTAAACCAACACAAACTATCAATGTTTATGGAAGTCCTGCAACTAATGCAAGACCAGTAACTAAAACTCAATCAACACCTACACCTACTAAAACCACTAAGTCTCCTTATAATACAACAGGACCATTTAATCCAATGGGTGGAGTAGGTAGAGGTGAGTATGGACCAACAGGTACATCTACATCTACATCTACTGCAACTGCAGGAAAAACTTTAGTAAGTAGAACCCCTAGGACAGATGCTAAAGGCCAAATAATTGGTTGGGATTTGGTATATAGTGATGGAAGTACTGGCTTTGAGCCAAATGCTGCATATGGTCAACAACAAGAAGAGACAGTTGGTACTACAAACGTACAAGTTTTAAAGTCTCTTTTACTATCCAAAGG